GAGGGGCTTGACAAATTCCGCGGACACGTTTTAGCCTGCGGGTGAGGCTGGCGGAAGCCCATTTTGGCCCATCCGCCCGGTGTGCCCCGGCCACAGACCGGGAGCGGTGCCCCATGACGGCGGGGCGTGGCGAGCGGCAGGGTGCCGCCCACGCGCGAAGGCCGGATCCACAACATGAGGAGCGCCCGCCGTGCCCGCCAACCCCGACGTTGGCTCCATGATCGCCACGACCCTGGAGCTTCGCAGCCAAGAGTTTTCCGACGAGGTGTCCGAATCGATCGCCCTTTGGTCGTTCATGGCCAAGAGCGGCAACGTGAAGCCAGCCCCGGGCGGCACGGAGATTTGGCAGGAAATCATGGAGGGGGAGGTCGAAAACGTCCAGGCCTATACCGGCTCCGAGCAAATGGAGCTGGGCGGGTACGACGGCCTGACCGCGGCCAAGTTCGCCTGGAAGCTCGTGGCCGGTAGCGTGCAGATCACCGGCTCCGAGCGGCTTCAGAACGCCAGCAAGCAGCAGATGATCAACCTGCTCGACTCCCGAATGACCGCGCTCGAGCTCAGCATGAAGAATTTCATGGGCCGGGCGATGTACGGGGACGGAACGGAGTTCGGGGGCAAGAGCCCCGGCGGCCTCGGGCTGCTGGTGGTGACGGACCCCACGACGGGGACGGTTGGCGGCATCAACCGCGCCACGAATCCCTTCTGGCGGAACTACTCCACCGGGCTGGTGGGTCCGCTCACGAAGGACACCATCCAAGACTACATGATGGATGTCTGGGTCAACACGTCGCTCGGAAACGAGCACCCCACCATCATCTCTGCCGGCAACGAGGCCTTCACGCTTTACAGCAGGGGCTTGCAGGCGGACCAGCGATTCACCGACCCGGCCTTGGCCGATCGCGGCTTCACTAACATCCGGTTCATGGGCGTGCCCGTCATTCTGGATGGCGGCATCGGCGGCGCCCAGGACAGCAATGTGATGCACTTCCTGAACACGAAGTACATCTACGCGCGTCCCCACCCTGAGCGCAACTTCGTAGCCATGGGCGGCGATCGCGTCCCGGTCAACCAGGACCTTGTCGTCCGTTTCATGGGGTGGTACGGCAACTTCACCGTCTCGTCGATGCGCCGCCAGGGCAAGCTCGACGGCAACCAGTAGGAAAGGAGCCAGACCATGGCATACCCCAGCAACATTCTCTTCCGAATCACAACCCCCCAGGGTGGGCTCCAGGGCATCCACGAGCTCTCTTCGACCGCTCAGCACCCCATTGGGCACGAGGTGCTGGCGGTCGATGAGAACTACAACGCAGCCACCTTCATTTATCTGGCCGGGGTGGCGTCCACCGCTGCCGGCGACTGGGTCGCCTACAACACGGACTCCGGGGCCACCACGCGCACGCTGGCGGCAAGTCGAGGCAACCTTGCGGTGGCGATGGCCGCCTGCGTGGCCGGCTATTACGGCTGGTACATGCGGCGCGGCTCGGCGGTGGTCAGCACCACGGCCGCTGGCACCGGCGCCGCCAACGCCTTCCTCTGCGTGACGGGAACGGCCGGACGGGCCACGGTAGCCGGCACCGATGGCCAGCGGATCAACGGCGCCATTTGCACCGGCGCTCAGGACGCGCCGGGCGCCGGCTACACCGTCGTCCAGCTCTCGGACCCCTTCTGTCAGGGTGACACCTTCTCCCTGGGGCAGGCCGCCGAGGCGGACCTGACGGACAACTCTGGCGGAGTCGCGGCGGACGGCACCATTGGGGTGGTGACTGCGCCCACGGCGCTCACCGACAACGGCGGCGGGGTGGCAGACGGGACAGTCGCCTCGCAGGCGGCGCCGGTTACCCTGACGGATTCGAGCGGCTACAGCGGCACCCACGACGACACGATCGCCGCCACGCCCGCGATCGTGACGCTCACGGACAACACCGGAGGTTCTGGCACCCATGACGACACGCTTGCGACCGGTGACAACGCTGCGGCCCCTATCGCGCTCACCGCGATCGACCTCGACAACGAGATCGTCGCGAGCGCCGACGCACAGCAGGACGTGGTAGCGCTCAGCGTGGCGGTGGGTACGCTGGGCGGTGCGGCGGACGGGTCGTTCGAGACGGTGGGCGACACGTCCACGGGCGATCGCTCCGGGCAGATCATGAACAACTTCCAGGAGATCCGCGCCAAGCTCGATCTGGCTCAGGCGAACGACGCGACGATTGCTGTTCAGGTGGACGCGCTTGTGGCGGATATCATAAGCCTGCGGGGCACGGTGGCCGACTGCGTGACGGACCTCGGCGTACAGAATCAAACCGATTCGGATCTGGCACAGAAGATCATCGAACTGGTGACGCGCGAGGCCGTGACGGCGCAGCACGTCAGCAACGTGGCACAGAAGGTGATCGAGCTCGTCACGCTGGCGGGCACGGCACAAAACAACCTTCGAGAGCTTACCACCGCCCAGAGCCAAGACCGGACGGCAATCGTCGCGCTCACGGACGCGGTGACGGAGCTTTCCACCAAGATCAACGACGTGCTGGCAAAGCTCCGCCTCGCGGGCATCCTCAACCCGTAGGAGATCATCATGGAAGACCTGTTCACGTCCGAGGCCGCCGCCGAGATGTCGGCAGCGCAGCTCACGAACGTCAACCCGGCAGCAGCCGCTGCGCTCGCCGGCCTCTACAACCTTCCGGCCCCGCGGTCGGCCCGGCAGAGCACTACCAACCTGGATGCTCGGTTCGAGATGCGGGCAATTACGGATCCCGTGGCCTCCAAGGCCGCTGGCAAGCCGCGGTTCAGGAACAGGCTTTGTCTCGTGGTCCTCAATCGCCTCGATCCAAATTCGGTGGTCAGTCGGCCGGCGTTCGTGGAGGGCGAGGGCTCGGATGCCGTTCGGCATGCGCGCGCATACCGCAACTTTCTGGCCGGCCAAAGGGGCGCGGCCGAAGGCACGCCCTTGGCCGTCATGAAGTCCACGAAGCCGCCCATGCTGGACAACGTTCAGGAAGCCGAGCTCGCGGCCAAGCCGCTCTACATTCGCACGGTTGAGCAGCTTGCTGCCCTGCCGGACGAGGCCCTCAAGGACTTCTCCGGTTGGGGGCTGAGGGTGCGCGACGCCGCGAAGCAGTTTTTGGCCATCGCCAAGGCCACCGAGCCGCAGCGCCTGGCGGACGCTGCCGTGGCGACGATGAAGGCCGAGAACGACGATCTACGGAAGAGGCTGGCGGACATCGAGGCGTTGATGGAAAAGGCCACCAAACCGGCCGAAACACAGAAGGCCGCCGGGGGATGACGGGTGCTTTCGGCCACCGCCAGTGACGTGGTGAACACCGCCGCCTTGGAACTCGGTCTTGTCTCCGTGCCCTTGGCGGACCCCTACGCCGCTGGCGTGGTGGACCCCAACGTTCGTCTGCTCCGCTCCCTGCTGGCTACGCTTGGGCAGCTTCTTGTCCGGCAGCACGCCTGGCAGGAGCTGCAGAAAGAAGCCGTCATCACGATCATCGACGGCCAGTCGGTCTACGACCTGCCGGCAGGTTACGATCGCGTGCTCCCGACGACGGAGTGGGACAGAAGCAACAGCGCTCAGATGAATGGCGGCCTGACGCCGCGCGAGTGGCAGGGCATCAAGGGCGTGAACAGCACCACCGGGCCGCCGCTTCAGTACCGAATCTTTGGCGGCCAGGTGCACGTTCAGCCGGACGTAGACACGCCGCCCGGTATTGTGGCGTTCGAGTACGTCAGCAACCTTTGGGTCCAAGAGGCTCCGGGCGTAGATCCCGAGGCGGATCCGGTCTTTCGAAACGCGCCGCTGGCCGGTACCGACATTCTGTTGCTCGACCGGCTTCTTCTAATCGCCGGCCTGAAGTTCCGTTACCGCTCAAGCCGCGGCTACGAAGCGACCTTCGAGGCCGGTGAGTACAACAACGCCCTGGCGCTGGCAAAGAGCGCCGACATGCAGCCGGGCATCATCGATTTGAACGGGGGCGCGGAGGGTCCGTGGTGGCCGACGTTTGCGAACGAGGCGCGGAGCCTATGAGCGCTCGCTCACGACCAGCGACCGAACAAACCGTCACTCTGCCGGCGCCAGTGAACGGGCTCAACACGATCGCCGCGGGGCCAGCCGTTCCACCTTCGGAATGCCTGCTGCTTGAGAACCTCCGCCCTGACGAGCGCGGGCTGAGCGTGCGTCGCGGCTGGGCGGAGTGGGCCACCGACATTTTGGGCGCCGGTGACAACACCCCGCGCTCCATCATCGGCTTTCACGGCACCGCCGGAAACGGCATCGCCGATCGCCTGTTTGCCATTACGAACGACCGCGTCTGGGACATCACCGGTGGCGGAGTTGGCCCTCACGTGTCCGCCCTGACGCTGCCCAACGTTGGCGCGACGAGCGGCGAGACGATCAGCACCTCGTTTACGAACGAGGCCACGACGTTCTGTGCGCTGTGCGACGAGCAGAACGGCTACCTGCTGTACCGCCAGGACACACAAGCATGGTCGCGCGTTCCCGCTGGCACGAGCCAGGCGTGGCAGAACTCGACGCCCTACTTTGTCGGCAATCTGGTGGTGAACGGCGGAAACGAGTACGTCTGCGACACGGACGGACTGTCCTCGGCGCTCGGGACCGGGCCGGCAGGCGCTGGCGCTGACATCGTGGACGGCACGACGCGCTGGGACTACGTCGGCCCCGCGGTGGCCGGCGCGCTCGGTCCAAGCCTTGCGGACCAACAGGCTGGCTTGTCCATCGATCCCGCGGATCTGGTTTTCGTCCTTGAGTTCAAAGGTCGCCTCTGGTTTGTGGAGCGGGACTCCTCGCGCGCGTGGTACCTCGACGTCGGCGCCGTCACGGGTACCGCCACCGCCTTCCCTTTCCCGCTGCATCATGGCGGGGAGCTTGTCGGCTTGTACGCCTGGAGCTACGACGCCGGGGGCGGACTGGACACTCTTCTTGTGGCGCTTTCTCGCACCGGGGACGTGGTCATCTACCAAGGCGCGGATCCAAGCAGCGCCGCCACCTGGGGTCAAAAAGGAGCGTGGTACGTTGGGCCGCTTCCGACCGGCCGGCGGGTGGCTACCGACCTCGGCGGGGAGATGTTCGTCTTGAGTTTGCGCGGCGTCATGCCGCTCTCGAGGCTGGTTGTCGGCGGCGCAGTGGAGCTGGAAAGTCTCTACACGACGGCGAAGATCGCCAACCTTTTCACCAGGCTGGCGCAGGAGGCACAAGGAAGAAGAGGGTGGGCCATCGTGGTGCACCCTACCGACAACGCCCTTTTGATTCTTATCCCCCAGACCCAGGGAAACGGCTGGATTCAGCTTGCCCAGAGCTTTGCACGCCCGGCGTGGAGCATCTATCGCGACGTCCCAATGACCGGAGGCGCGGCAGTCTGGCGGGGCGAACTCTACTTCGGCGGAGATGGTGGCGTGGTGGCGCGGAACAAGGGAAGCATGGACGCTCGCATGCTGGCGGCTCCGGAGGACTACGAGCCCATTCGCTGGCGCCTCCTCACGGGCTTCTCGGACCTAGGCAACGGCCGCAACAAGCGCGTCTTGGGCTTTCGGCCCATTTTTGAGTCGGGCAGCGCGGCGGTGCCCTATGTCTCCCAGGCTCGGTACGGGTACGACAAAACTCCGGCCCCCGATCCGGCGCTGCCCGCCGGAGGCGGCCCCAACTCCTGGTCCACCGGGCTCTGGGATGTGATGCTCTGGTCCGGCAGTGAGACCCCGTCCACGCCGCTCACCGGCGGCGTCGGCGAGGGCAAGCACGTGGCGGTGGCGATGACGGGCTTGTCCGTGTCACCCACCACGCTGGTGGCCATCAACGTCACTTTCGAGCAGGGGGGCACCCAATGATTACCGTTCGAGCCGCTCCGCCGGAGGACTTCGATTGGCTTCTCAATCGCACCGGCTGCTCCATCACGGGCGAGTTTCGGGCGCTAAAGGCCGTCGATGTCGCTGGCAAAGTCCGCGGCATGGTGGGCTTCGACGCCTGGACTCCCGCGTCCTGCCAAGCCCACATGGCGGCCGACTCACCCATGGCCTGGCGGCGCCTGCTGCCGGCCGCCTGCGACTACGCTTTTCGCCAGGCCGGCAAAAACGTGGTGCTCGGCCTGATCCCGGGGCACAACGAGCGCTCGCTGGCACTGGCCCACCACATGGGCTTCCGCGTGGTATGCCAGCTTGCGGACGCATGGTCCGCGGGCATTCCGCTGGTAGTCCATGAAATGCGGCGGGCGGATTGCCGCTGGCTGAAGGAGGCGTGCTGATGGGCCAGAACATCCCGGCACCGCCCAACTACCAAGACCTCGTTCGGCAGCAGGCCCAGGCCGGCGCGCAAGCCGCGCGTCCGGACCAGACGACGCCCTTTGCGACCTCGGGGTGGACTTTCAACCCCACGACCGGCCAATGGCAGCAGAGGACGCAGCTTGCCGGCGGCCTCGGTCAGGCAGCCTCGGGCCTTGGCGAGCAGGCTGCCCAGCTCGGCGCCCAGGGTCTGAATTTCGGCGCCCTGCCCGCGGTGGGCACTGGCGACGAAGCGCGTCAGCAAGCTCTGGAAAGCGCCATGGGCGCGGCACGGAGTCAACTCGACCCGATGTTCGCGCAGCGCGGTCAGGCGCTCGATGCCCGGCTTGCTGCACAAGGCCTTCTCCCTGGCTCCGCCGCTGCGCGCCGCGGTCGCCAGGAGCTGGCGGGAGAGCGTGGCGGCGCCTACCAGCAGGCGCTCGCCGGGGCCATCGGCCAGGCCACCCAGGCTGGTCAGGCGATCACCCAACAGGACATGGCCCGCCGGCAGCAAGCGATGGCAGAGCTCCTGCGGGCGCGCGCGCAACCGCTGGAAGAACTCCAGGCGCTTCAGAACCTGACATCCATGCCGGGCTTCCAGGCGGCGCCGACGCCCGACCTGATGGGCGCCGCTCAGGCCCAGTACGAGGGAACGCTCGCCCAGCAGCAGCTTCAGCAGCAGCAGATGTCCGATCTTTTCGGTGGCCTCGGCGACCTCGGGGGCGCCTTGGGCGGCCTGTTCATGCTATCGGACGTCCGAGTCAAGCGCTCCATCCGCCGTCACGGCGAAGCCCTGCCCGGCGTCGCGCTCGTGAGCTGGGAGTACCTGGCCATGCCCGGCGCGCGCTTCCTTGGGGTGCTGGCACAGGAACTTCGACGGGCCTGTCCGTGGCTCGTGATAGAAGGCAGCGACGGGCTCTTGCGAGTCAACTACTCTGGCCTGCTGGAGGTGTTTTGATGGCCGATCAGATGGGAGACCGAGAGGCGCTGCTCGAAATGCTTGGGCTCGGAGGAATGAGCGCCGAGCAAGCCGCCCTTCAACGTCAGTTTCGACGCGCACAGATGTTGCGGGGGATGGGCGGCGGTAACTTCCGCTCCGGGCCGGGCGCGGCCCTCGGCGCGCTCGCGCAAACGGTGGGCGGCGTGGCCGGCGGGCTGGCCGAGGCAGGCGCCGAGCGGGGCATGCAGGAGTTGGCTCCGAGGCAGGCGGCTGCGCGCGCTCGTGCGTTGCGGATCCTGCCGCTTCTTGGTCCCGAGTACGCCGGGTTGAAGGGGCTTCGCTGATGGCTCCACCTCGCCAGCCCTCCGGCCTCGAGCGCCTGCGAATGGCCGGCGGGCCCCTGCCGCCCTATCGTCTCAAGAACCCGGCCTGGGGCTCTGTCGAGGTGCCCGGCGAACTACCGCCAAGCAAGGCGCTTCGCGGGCTGGGTCAGGCCCGGCCAGAACTTGGCACAGAGGGCTGGGAGGTTGACCTCGGGGAAGGGCGAGAGAGCTGGCCGATTGGGGTCGATCCAGTAGTGGTCGCCGAGGAGCCCCCGATGGAACTCTCCGATCGACGCGAAGCCTTGGCGGCGGCGGGGGTGTCTCCAGAAGAGGTGGCCGAAATCGAGCAGTTCTTCGCGGGAAGAAACGCTCCACCTCGCCAGCCTTCCGGCCTTGAGCGCCTGCGGGTGGCCGGCAAGAAGCCGGCGGAGCCGGAGATGACGGGCAAGATGCCGGACGGCGCGGTGGCTCGCAACGACCGTGGCGCCATCTCCGGCAGCGGTGGGCCCGCTGGCGCCTTGACCAGCTTGCTCCTGCGGGCCGCGCCGACGCCGCGGGCGGCGCCGTCAAGTTCGACCGCGACACCAGCAACTGGAGAGACGAGCGACAAACTCCCGGCCGCACCAGAAGAGCCGTTGCCGGGCGTGCAGGTGGCACCCGATGGCCAGGGCCTTACCTTGACACCCGAGGCCTTTCAGGCCATCGCCACGCTGTCCGGTGACGAGCAACTCATGGCCCTTGGCGAGCAGGTGACTCGACGAGCCAAAGACGATCGGGCAGCGAAGGCTGCTCAGGCGGCTTTCGAGGCCCAGACGCGGCTCCGCGAGCGGCAACTGGCGACGGGCGAAGGCTCACTGAAGGAAAAGAAACTGAGCCGGCTTGCGGCGGACGCGCGAGCGGCCGCGGAACTTCGCTTCAAGCGCGACAAGCTGTCTGCGGACCAAAAGGCGAGGGAAAAAGCGATCGCGGATAAGCTGGCGCGCTCCTCGACAAAAGATGCATACGCCATGGAAACTCGCTTGCGACAGGAGATTCTCCGAAGTCCGTCCGTCAAAGAGGCTCTTGCTGTGGGCGATGCGTGGGAGCGCATTCAGACGGTGGGCAAGGGGCCGAGCCCGGCCGGCGACCTTTCCCTCGTCTTTGCCTACATGAAGCTGCTCGATCCCACAAGCGTCGTTCGCGAGAAAGAGCAGGCGACAGCGCAAAACGCCGCGGCGACGCCGGACAAGGTGCGCAATCTCTGGAATCGTGTGCTCGCTGGCGAGCCACTAACGCCTGCGCAGCGCAAGGACTTTCGAAAAGAAGCAGACGCACTATATGGCGCTCAGCGCAAACGTCTTGGCGGTTTTATCGATTCGTATCGCAAAATCGTGGATGACTACGGTCTGGACGTGGACCGCGTACTGGCGCCCGCCCTGGCGGCGGCGCCACCGGGGAACAGCCCGCCCGACAACACGTCGGACGAGGTTCCCATGCGCGACCCCGACACCGGCAACGAGGTCATGATGCCGGCCGACGAAGTCGAAGACGCCGAGGCTGGCGGATGGGAAAGGGTGGATTGATGGCCACTTACGTGCCCAAAAACGCGCGTCCGCTGCAACGACGCAGGGCGCAGCCGCCTACGCCCATCGGTCCGCTGGAGTCCGCCGGTCTCGGCGCCTCACAGGGCGCTACGCTCGGATTCGGCGAGGAGGCGAGCGCCGCTCTGGAAGCGGACACCGCCCAGCCAACTTGGCAAAGAGTTTTGCGCACGTTGACCGGCGATCCGCTGCCGGCCGTTGCGGAGGGCATCAAGAGGCTCGCGCAGTTGTCGGCCGGGCGACCGCTCGGCGAGGAGATGGGCGGCGAGGGCGCGGAAGCGGCGCGCCGCGGACTCACGCCGCAACGCGTCTACCGTGAAGCCCGCGATGCGCAGCGCGAGCGCCTTCGACGGGCGGAAGACGAAAACCCCTGGTCCTACGGTGTCGGCCAGTTCGCTGGTGGCCTGATGACAACTCCGCTGATGCCGGGCTCGGCCGTGAGCACGACGGGACGTGGTATAGCTACCGCGGCGGGCCTCGGCGCGCTCGGGGGCCTCGGTGCCGGAGAGGGCGAGGGCCTGCCGGGTATGCTCAAGGACACGGCTGTTGGCGCTGGGGTGGGAGCTGGCCTTGGCGCGCTGGGAGCCGGCTTGGGGAAAGCCGTCAAGCCGGTGGCGCGCAAGTTGCGCGAGTTCGGCACGGAGCAGGCCCGGCGGGTACTGCGCGGGGGAGCTCAGATGTTGAGCGTGAAAAGGCCCGTTTCGGCGGAAGCCGTGCGGGAGATTGTGCGCTCAGGTGCGATGCCGCCCGGCATCACCACCGAAGGCGTTGCAGCACGGCTGGCGACGCTTCGCGAACAGGCCGGCAAGGATGTCGGCAAGGCGATCAGCAGGCTTGAGCAGGCCAACTTTCAGCCGCCCCAGGCCATGGAACTTGCGAGCCGTCTCAAGGCTCTTGCACTCAAGGCCAAGCGAGAAGGCTCCAGCACCGCCGCCGCCGCCTTTCAGCGCGCTGGCCGCAACATCGTTCGCGCGGAGACGGCCGTGCCGGGCGGTGCGCCGGTGCCCTTCAGCCTCCGCGCAGCGGAAAAGCTGAAACGCACGCTTCAGGACGAGGCCAACGCATCTTTCGAGGCCGTCGGTCGCAAAAGCATCATCGGAAAGGCGAAAGAGCGAGCGGCGAGGGAGGTCAACAAGGCCATCGAGGAGGCCGTTACGTCGCAGAGCGCGCTTGACCCCGCTGGCGTGCAGGCCTTTCGCGAGACAAAACGGCGATTCGGCAACATCGCTCAGGCCGAACAGGTGGCCGCCAAGGGTGCCGTGCAGGCTGGCCAGCGTCAACTTCTAGGGCTGCGCGATCTGCTTGTTGCTGGCGCCGGGGGCGCCATCGGCGGCGTCCCGGGGCTAGCTGCGGTGCCCGCTTTCTACCTCGCTCGCACCCGTGGAAGCTCCGCGCTAGCCCGGGGGGCAATGGGGGCCGGACGTGGGCTTGAGGCGCTGAGAACGGGCGCGGTTGGCCGGGGACTGCGCGCCATGGAAGGACCGGCGCGAAGCTTCTTGCCAGGCCTGGCGGGCCAGCGTGCTACGATGTCCACGCCCGAAGAGGCGCGCGCGCGCCTTTTGCGCCGACGCCGAAAGGATGGAGAAGACTAATGCCTCGAGGACCGACCGGAACATATTCTCTTCCCGAGCTCCCCTTCATCCCCGAAACGCCGGCCCTGGCCGCGGAGGTGAACAGCGACCTTTCGGACATCGCAGCCGTTCTCACCGCCAGCCTGGACCGGTACGGCAACGGGGGCATGCTCGCGCCGCTACGGGGCGTGGATGGGACGCTCGCCGCGCCAGCCGTAGCTTTCACGGCGGAGACCGGCACCGGCATGCGGCGAGCTGGTGCCGGCGACCTTCGGTTCGGCGTGGCGGGCGCCGACGTTCTTCGGCTCACCGCCGCCCTGGCGCGCATCGAGAGCGCCTTGACGGTGCTGAACGGCAATCTGGAGGCCAACGCGGGCGCCTTCTCGGGCGCGTTGACCGCCTTCAGTTCCGACATGACCGGCTTGGCCAAGTCCGGCAGCCTCCAGGTGACGGGAGCGGCGACCATCGGCACGACCCTGGGCGTGACGGGCATCGCCACATTCACGGCAGGCGCCGACATGACCGGCGACAAGGTGGTCAACCTCGGCACCCCCACGTCCGCCACGGATGCGGCGACGAAAGGGTACGTGGACACCACGGACGCGTCGCTGCAAAACCAGATCACCGCCGAGGTGGCGCGGGGGCATGGGGCAGCCAGCTTCTCGGCCTCGGATGTGAACCTGCCAACGTCGGCGACGCGCTACTTGCCCTCGGGATGGGCGGCTGCTCTTACGACCGACGTGGCCTTCTGGGTGACCCCGGCCGCTGGAACCATCCGGGACTTCCGGGCATGGGCAAATACGGCAGCTGGAGGGGCCTCCACGGTCTTCACCGTCATGGTGAATGGTGTCGCCAGCGCCGTGACGGCCACCCTTGCTAGCGCAGCCAACAGCGCCAGCGACCTAGTCAACACGGTGGCCGTTGCCGCCGGAGACCGGGTGTCCCTGCGCGCCGCGGTGGGCGGCGGCGCCTCTGGCCCGGGGCTCATCTCGACGTCCATGAGGTTCCTTGCCTCATGACCTCACGGCCGGCAGAACAAACGCTGAGCGCCGAGGAGCGGATCGAGTCGGTACTCCACCTGCTGATAGGGGCTCGGACAGTAAGTGTAGTCCGGGCAGGACGAGCCCCTGCGCCAGTAGATGCCCGGGGCGCCGCAGGTGTCCGTCCTGGGGTAGCCGTCCGACGCGAAGCAAACCCGCCCCGCGTCCAGAACGAAGTCCGCCAACGGCAACTGCGCCACCGTCACGCTGTACGGCGCATCCGCCGTGGGAAAGCACTCGAGCTCATCACCTCGCTCACCCAGGTTGCCGCCGCAGGACAGCGAGCTCAGCATCAAAGACAACGCGATCGTTCGGATCATGATAGACTCCCTTTCGGTGTGGGTACTACGCAGACACCATACCACATGGAGCGAGCATGCGCAAGATGATGAAGTACCTAGCGATAGCCGGTTGCTCTGCATTGGTCGGGATGTTCGGTGGCCGTTGGATCGTCGGCATAGCCTTCGCCGCCAACACCTCTACGCCCGCCTGGACCGTCGAGGCAGTGAACGTGGACGTCGCCGCCACTCCGTTGCCGATCACCATCATGAACGGCCGGGAGGGGGTGGAGATCTTCAACGACGGACCCAACAAGATCTGGTGCGGTTCGACTTCCGCCGTCACCAGCGCCACCGGGCGTCCCATCCCGGCTGGCGGCTCCTGGGGCCTGAGCCTGTCCTACACCCGGGGCTCCGTAGAGACCACCATCTACTGCATCACGACGGCCCTCCAGGTCTCCCCTGTCAACACGCGGGTCACACAGGTGAGATAAATCATGAACTGGACACGAGCAGGAGCCGCTGGCGCGGCGCTGGCGCTGGGCGCGGCAGGGGTATGGGGGATGATGGCCAGCTTCGCTCCACCATTCACCTCCTCGCCGCCACCATTTGCCGTCCCCGATCCGCTTTCCCTGGGCGAACTGGACGCTGGCATGTTGTCGGCGGACGTTCTGGTATGCCGCGGCGCGGTGAGCACCGGCATACCAGAACGTC